TGTGGTCCAGCGCAAATACTATTTGATGCTCTGTGCCGGGCGCGAAAGCTTTGGAGGGTGTGTAAATTGAAGTTACTCCGCCACTGATATCTACACTGCGCCACGAAATACGCACACTTACGTTAGAGCTCGAATTAAGACACGAGATACCCCACATTCCGTTGCCTGTAGGGTAACCCAATGGGGCATCAAGGATATCTTCTGCGCTAGTAGGTGTTACAGTGTGAGTCAATAGCGTAAAACCAACCAGTAAAATATCACCGGCCTCGCGAAGCAGGGACTGATTAAAAATGCGGTTCAGCAATTCATTCTCGTTCGGGTTTCCCAACTCGATCATGTGAGTTGAGTCCGGAACAATCGCACCCGGTTTTGCTGTGTACGTTCCGGCGGCCGGGTCTTCGACAGTCTGGTTTGATAGCCTCCAGTTCAGCGTGACGCCTTGCGACCGCTCGCGCAGGGCGCCAGCGGTGTCGTCGCCGTATGTCACGCCGTGCATCGGTAGGTAGATGTAGTCACGGGTGATCTGAGACAGCACGGAGGACAACGGCTTGAGGCCTACCTTTTGAACGTTACGCATGGCTGCGGCCCTCCACATAGACGCGAGCATCCACAGTGCCGGCTGTTGCACCCACCGCGCCTACCCCAATCACATGTGCGCTTGTAATGGAGACATCTGCCGATATTTCGACCGACTCACCGCCCGGCACGAATACAACGTCAGGGTATCCAGAATTGAGCCTCGCTGCCGCAGCCATATCATCACTTGCGTTCAGCGTGACGTAAGCCCCGCACGCATGAGATCCTTGACCGAGTTGCACGGTCACGACAACAGTCTTGACAACATCCGTGCTGTCGTAGTCGATGCGGGTTTGCTCGACGAGTGCGTCAGCCGATCCGAGCAGGTGCTTTGCTCCCGCCGATGCGCCACCATCAACCAGCACGAAGGGGCGCGGCACGCCTGTTTCCGTGCCGGTGACTTGATATCGCGGCAACGAAACACCGCTATCTGCAACGAGTAGTGCTGTGCTCATGTCTTAGACCTCCAAAATGAATGAGTCAGCGTCGCCGCCGACGTTGATTCGCGTGACAGCCGCCCCCACCACCGCAGCAGCATTCGCCCGCTGCACATCATCCGCCATGGTCTGATCGACACGCGCCCCCTGATACCCGCTCGAGTCAACCGCTTTCCTTGCGCCCACAAGCATATCGGCCAGTTCAGTCGACACGGTTACAGCCGAGCCAGCAGCCAGCAGCGTTGCGCCGTTCCATACGTTTTCAAGCATCGTGATTTGCGGCATTGCCCTACCCCTTTACACAGTGCGCAGACGGGCGAGCCGGCCGCGCTTCGGTTGATCTTGGTCGTCGGTTGGTTCGGCTGCGTCTTCCGCTGCTTCGGCTGCGCTGTCGTCTTCGGCCTCGAGCTCGTCGCCCGATGCAGCTGCCGGTGCGTCGAGCGCGCCATAAAGCTTTTCTTCTTCGGCGATCTCGCGCGCGATCTCGGCCGGGTCTTCGCCCTTGGCGCGCATGATTCGGCGGCGGCTGGTGAGGTGCAGGCGCAGGTTTGTTTCGTTGGCGTTGGCTTCTTTGTTCGGGTCGATGCCTTCCCAGCGGCGCGGCTGCCAGCTCATGGCCTCGATGTATTGATCGAGCCGATCGAACCGCAGGGTTCGGAACGGTGCGTAGGACAGCAGCGCACGGGTGAGCCAGGCTTCGGCAACGCGCTGGTGCAGACCTTCTGCCAGGTCGGCTTGGCGCAGCTTGTACACCTCGCGCTCGTCGATGATGCCGACGCGGGCGGATGAGTAATTGACCGACTCGAGGTCGTTGCCGTGGGTGGCGTAGCTCATGCCCAGACCGGCAGAAAACCCGCGCACGCAGGCCTTGATGTACTCGGCGTAATTGACGTTGGGGTAGTTGCTGTCGAACTTTTGGAACTGCACGCCCTGAGGCAGTGTGTCGAACTGGCCGGGCACGACGGTGTTGAATTTGCTGGCGGCGTCTTGCAGGGCCTGCAGTTCGTCGGCGCTGAGCACGCGGCCCTCGGCCTTGGCGTCTTCAAGCACCTTGCTGATGAGGGTGTCGGCGAAGCCGCTCGGCGCCTCGCCAGTGGGCGTGAAGAAAAATCCGGCGCGCTTTGCGCTGTTGCTGCTCGCCACGGCAGCAGAGCGCTCGAAGTCTTTCAGCAGCCATAGGCGTTGCGCGCCGACGGTGAGCGCAGGGTAGCCGCGGAGCTGGTCGGCCTCTTCGCGGTCGAAGCCGTGGATGATTTCAGCCGCCGGCACACGCTGATGACGGGTGCCGGTGCTGGCGAGCCCGTTGTTGATGTCATCGCCCGGGCGCGCGGTGATCAGCCAGTAGGCGACGGGCGCGCCAATGTCGTCGATCTCGATGCCCATGCGGATGCGCCGACCCTGGTGCTGGCCACGCAGATTCACATCGAGCACTGCGGGGTTGAGCACCTGCACCTGAACGCCGTGCGGGCCACGATTGACGAGGCGCAGCAGGTACTCGCCTTCACGCTCGAACGAGAGCAGACAGATTTTCTCGATCTGCCGCCAGGTGAGCGAGCCGGTGACGTCGCAGACGCCCAGCCGGCCCCATGCCCACCATCCGTTTTCGATGATCGTGTTGACGCGGCTGTTCGCCTCGCCGCCGCGCTTCTCAAGCCCCATCTGCAGTGTGATGCCGGCCGGGCCGAGGATGTTTGATTTACTCAGCCACAGGTAGCGCCGCGCCCACTCGTTGTTGCGCGCGAGACCCTTGGCGCGACCGCGCAGGGTGCCCAGGCGCGTGGCGAGGGCTTCGTTCAGGTTGGGGTCGGTGGTGTCCCAGCCATCGGTGAAGTGCGGGGTTTCGGCGGCGTCGAAGGCGGTGCGCGTCTGGTGATGGTGCAGACGCTGCACGTGGGCGGCGATGGTGCGCTCAAGCCACTGGGCGCGATCGGCAGGCGAAGGGTGTGCCGGGGCCAGCAAGCCCAGGTTGCCCCGCAAACCCCGCGTGCCCAGCTTGAAAAAGTCACGGATGCCCATGGTGCCTCAGCGGTTTCGGGTGAGGATGCGGCCCGGCGTGCCGCCGGCGATGATGGCGTTTGCGTGACGCTCGGCCACCACGTCGCGCTCAAGCCGTGCGATCAGCTCGAGCAGATCGGCCGCGCTGCGGAATTTCATGCTGCGGCCGGCGATGGTGTAGGCCTCGACATGCGCGCCACCGTCGGCCGTGTAGGCGAGCAGCGCGGTGCGGGCGTCATCGAGCGCACGCTGTGCCCAGCTGCGGCCGTCGAACGTGCTGGCGGCAGCAAGATCGGCCAGCACGGTGACCGGTGCGGAATAGATGGTTTTGCGGTCGCCCGACTTGCTGACGGTGCCGACCAGCGTTGCGCGACCCGGCGGCACGGTGGCGGAATCAACCGCGCTGAGGGTGACGGCGTAGTCGTCACCCGATGCGGTGGTGGCGATGTCGAGCATGCCGGCGGACCACAGCAGGCGGTACGCCAGCACCCAGCCGGCCGACGCGGGGAATGCAGGCACGCTGCGCGTCCAGGCGATCGAGTCGCCGGCGCGCAGGGTGGTGGGCTCAGTCGTGGTTTCGCTCATGCACGGGAGCGTGGCAGAGCAAGGGCGGAAATTTCAGGGGAGAAATTTCCGCAGGGCCGGCAGGATGGATTGTGGGCGAGTCACGACTTTCGCCCCGTGAGCTGCCGCATCTGCCGTACGCGCCGTGCAGACACGCCGAGCTGCCGGGCGATCTCGTCGGCAGTGGCCTGCGGCGAGTGCTCGATGGCGGCGAGAATTCTGGACTTTGGCCGCTTCGGCACATAGGCCTCTTCGCCGCCGAACTCGTGGCGCATTTCGGCGGCGACCAGAGCAGCGACGTCTTCGGAGACGCCGAGCTGGAGCATGATTTCGCGCATACGGGAAACGATGTCAGACACGGGTAGCGCGCCTCGCGTTGATGAGGGCCTGCATGGGGTCGAGCTGCTTGCCGGTTTTGCGGCCCGCCTTGTGGGCGGCGATGAGCGCGGCGATGTCGAGCGGATCTGCGTCGGCCGGCGTTTCTTCTGGCGCATCAGGTGCCGGCGGCGTCACTGCCGGTACCTGTGCTGCTGCGCTTGACGGCGTATTGGTCAATGCTGGGGCCCGAGCCGGCACGGGTGCGGGCAGCTCGTCGAGCAGCGTGCCTTGGCGCAACATCATTTCGGCCATGTCCCACTGCACGGGCTTGCGCAGGTGCAGGCGCATGTAGCGGCAGAGGTAGAGGGCATACACGCAGGTGTCGAGCGCTTCGTTGTGCCGGTCGGTGCGTTTCTTCCAGGCACGCCGGCCGCTGCGATTCGGGACCTTGATTTCGGACAGCATCTGCCCATACCAGTCGGGCCGCACGCCTTGATACCAGTGCATGCGCCCCGGGCCGGTACCCGCCAGGCGAATGCGGCCAGCCTGTTGCGACCAGCCGAGGATGAGGTCTTTCGCCTTGGCGGTGCCGACGATGTTGATGGTGACGCCGTGGCGGCTGGCCTTGGTTGAGCTCTTGTTGGGATCCACGGGCCGCGGGGCGGTCCAGATCTCGACCTTGCCCTCGGCATCACTGGCGCCCTTGAGCGCGACGACCGGCCGACTGGGGCGATGATGGGCGCGCACGTAGGCATACACGGCGTCAGAGGTCTGGCCGTCTGAAGCGTCGATGCCGACCGCGCGCACGCCCACCGCGGCGCCGCATGCGTGACGGGCCTGCGTGTCGAGCAGCGCATCGAGCTCGAGCCAGGCACCGGCATGCGGCACGACGGTAGTGCCGTGGTGCTCGCCCCAATACACGAGCCACATCTCTTCACCGCGGCCGATGGCGTAGGCGCTGACAGCCAGGCGATCGTGCTGCACGTCGACGGTGAGCAGCAGCTCGATGCCGCCGACCGGAATAGTCCACTCCTGGTACGGCTCGGCGCGCTCGATCAGATCCTGCTCTTCGGGCAGCTCGCCCTTGTATTCCCAGCTGCGGCCGAGTGAGGAATTCCAGAAGGCGATCATTTCGCCCGGGTCTCCGGCCTGCAGCTTCGCATCGGCCTCGAGGTACTTGCGGGCCAGCACCGGCACGCGAGATCCGGCGAAGGTGCTGCACAGCTCGCTCAACTGGTGAAAGCTGGCCACACCGGAGAACGGCCGCGTGGCGATCCACCCACGATCGGGCTGCCGCGCCATGCGCCGCAGGTTGTCTTCGCGCTCTTCGTCCGTCCAGACCGTGCCGCACTCGGGGCAGGTGTAGAAGGCGCGCTGCCAGTCGTGGCGGCCATACACTTCGTGCGGCTCAGCCTCGGCGGGAATGTCGGGAATGGTCACGTATTCCCACTGCGGGGTGTGCGACTCGCCACAGGCGTGGCACGGCACCATCGGCACGCGGGCGTCACCCACTGCCACTTCGGCTTCGATGTTGCTCGCGCCCTTGGCGGTCGGCGTGCCGCCGATCAGGATGAGGTGGTCGTCATACGACTTCGCACGCTCTTCCACCAGCTTGATCACATCGCCCTGCCCCTTCACGTTCTGCGAAGCGTCGTCAGGCTCTTCGACGATGACGATACGGCCCGACGACGACTTCACGTCCGATGGGCTGTTCGCGCCCACCAGCTTGATCAGCCCGCCCGGGTAGCGCTTGCGCGTGGCGCTGTTTCCCTGGGCACGGCTCTTGAGATTGATGCGCTTGGCCAGAGACGGCGTGGCACGCACCATCGGGTCAAACTTCTCGCTGGCAAAGTCTTTCGCCGACTGCGAACGCGGGAAAACGGCCACCTGCACACTGGGCCGGTGCGCAACGTTGTACCCCAGCACGTTGCACACGACGCCGGCGGTGTATCCGATCTGCGCCGGCTTCATCACGGCGACCTTGCGCACGGCCGGGTCAGAGCAGGCCGCCAGAATGCCAGCGAGGATCGGCGTGTTCTCGATGCGGAACTGCCCGGGCAGTGCCGACTCTTCGGTGCTCAACTCGCGCTCAGCCTCAGCCCACTCGACGATATCGCGCGGCACAGGCGGCACCCAGTGCGACCAGCAGCGCGCGAGCAGCGCATCGAGGGCAGCGGCAGCGGCAGCCAGGTCGAGGAACTCGTCAAGAAAGTCAGGCGTCGGTTTCATCGTCGCCCGCTTCGTCTTCGTCAACCGGCTCCGCACGCGCTGCAGCAACGCGACGCAGCGCGTCTTCGACCAGCTCGCGGCGCATCTCACGGCGGCGCACTACGTCCGGCTCGGCGTCATGCGATGACCAAGTTCGATCGCGCAACAGGTGCTCACGCGTTGCGACGATTCGCGCCTGCAGGCTGCGTTCGAACTCCGCCACCTGTACCAGCACCCCCCGCTCTTTCGCAATGTTCAGCGCGGTCTGCTCGGCCTGCAGCCGGTACAGCCGATCGCGCGGCGTCTCGGCCGACACTCGCTTCACTTCACGGTCGACGCGCCACTGAATCGTGTCCGCCAGGCGGTACCGATTTGGCTTGCCCTGCCCGCCCCGCTCAATGACGGGCATGCCCTCGGCTTCCCACGCCTGGACGGTCACGTCGGACACGCCATGCGCCCGGGCAAGCTGCTGCTGGCCACTGATGTACTCAGACATGGACCAACCAATCCCAGGCCAATGCCGCGTGGGTATGCCGACCAGCCGCCTCCGGGCGGTTTTTTTACGCCCGCACTCCACCTCACCAGCGGAAATTTTTCCCCTGAAATTTCCGCGCCGTTCTCGACACACTGCACCGCATCACCTTGCGAGTCGCAGCCATGCCGAGACTGATTGACCTTTCGTCGCACGTCACTACCCGGGATTATTTTTCGCCGCAGGCTGAGGTGTGGTCGGCGGTGACTGACGCTTACGTGCGCGCCCAGGCTGATGAGCGCATGGCGTTTCTGCGGGCGATCCCGCACGTGGTCGGCGGCCTGGTGCTTGACCGGGCGGCAATCGACCTCGAGGCGCGCACGGTGCCGCTGGCGTTCAGCAGCGAGCAGCCTTACGAACGCTGGTGGGGGGTGGAGATTCTCAGCCACGACCCGGGCGCGGTTGATCTGTCGCGCATGAACAACGGTGGCGCGATTCTGGTCGAGCACAACACGCGCGACCACGTCGGCACGGTGGTGCCTGGCAGCGCATCGATCGACGCCGACCGCAAGGGCCGCGCGGTGGCGCGCTTCGGTCGCAGCGCGCGCGCCAGTGAAATCTTCGATGACGTCAATGACGGCATCCGGTCGCTGGTGTCGGTCGGCTACATGATCAACGAGCTGGTGCTGGTCAAGAGCGACCGCGAGAGCGGTATCGACACCTACAAGGCCACCCGCTGGACGCCCTACGAATCCTCATTTGTCGCTGTGCCGGCCGACCCCACCGTGGGCGCGGGCCGATCGCACGGTGGCGCCCGCATTTTCGTTTCCGGTTTCAAACCCGCGGCGCAGCAAGTCAGCCGCACCACCACTCAGGAGCACCCCATGGACAAGGTCGACGACCAAGAAGAAGGCGGCGTCGCCGCCGTCACCCGTGCCGCACCGGCAGCACCCGCACCCCGTGTGCAGGTTGATCACGCCGATGTGCTGACCGCCGAGCGCACCCGCATGCGCGAGATCCGCGCCATCGGCAAGCGCCTGGGTTTTGCTGACCAGGCAGAGCAGGCCATCGACGGCGGCATGTCGCTCGATGCCTTCCGCGCCAAGGTGGTGGCTGACATGCAGACCGATGGCCGTCTGACGGTCGCCGAGTCGCCCGAGATCGGCATGAGTGCGCGCGACATCGAGCAGTTCTCGTTCTGCCGCGCCATCCTCGCCGCGCAAGACCCGCTCAACGCGCACAAGGTCGCGCCGTTCGAGTACGAAGCCAGCCGCGCCGCGCAAGACAAGCGCGGTGACTCGCGTTCGGGCCGTGAAGGCGCGCTCACTCTGCCGGCCGACGTGCTGCTGCGTGGCCTGCAGGTTGATGCCGCCAAGGTCGGCCCCGCCGTTCGCGCGCTTTTCAACCAGCACCGCGGCAACGCCCACGCGATGATGCAACGCGACCTGGTCGTTGGCACCCCCACCGCCGGCGGTCATCTCGTGGCCACCGAGCTGCTCGGCTCGTCGTTCATCGAGCTGCTGCGCAACGCCATGGTGCTCGACGCCCTGGGTGCCACGTTCCTCACGAACCTCAACGGCAACATCGCCATCCCGCGCCAGACCGGCGGCGCCACCACCTACTGGGTGGCGGAAAACGGCGCACCGACCGAGTCGCAGCAGGCCGTCGACCAGGTCACCGCCACGCCCAAGACCGTGGGCGCCTTCACCGACTACTCGCGCCGCCTGCTGCTGCAGTCGAGCATCGACGTCGAAATGTTCGTGCGTATGGATCTGGCGTCGCAGCTCGCCGTCGAAATGGAGCGCGCCGCCCTCAACGGCTCGGGCTCCAGCAACGAACCCACCGGCCTGCTCAACATCAGCGGCATCGGCGCGGTTGTCGGCGGCACCAACGGTCTCGCACCGACCTACGCGCACATGGTCGGCCTCGAAACCGCCGTGGGCAATGCGAACGCCAACACCGGCCGTCTGGCCTACCTCACGAATTCGAAGGTGCGCGGCAAGCTGCGGACCACAGAAGAATTCGCAAGTACCAACGGCCGGCCGGTCTGGACATCGGTCGCCGGCGCACAAGGCCGCTACGGTGAGGTGCTGGGCTACGAAGCCCACGTCACCAACAACATGCCGAGCAACCTGACCAAGGGCACCAGCTCCGGCGTCTGTTCGGCCATCGCTTACGGCAACTGGGCCGAGCTGATGATCTTCATGTGGGGCGGTCTCGACCTCATGTTCGATCCGTACAGCCTGAGCACCACCGGTGCCAAGCGCCTTGTCGCCCTGCAGGACTGCGACATCAACGTCCGCCACGCGACCTCGTTTGCCGCGATGAAAGACGCCCTCACCACCTGATAGCCCACCCCAACGCCCGGCGCGCACCCGCGTGCCTGCCGGGCCGGAGACCGCATATGCCCAAGCAACTCATCATCGAGTCCTGTTTCATCAACTACGGCGACGACGCCGGTGGCGTGGCTGCAGTCGTTGGCGAAACCGTCGACGTGACCAAAGACGGCGCGCTCGAGCTGGCCAAGTATGGCCGTGCGCTCTACATCAACAAGGCCGACGACCCGACCAAGACGAAGCAGTTCAGCGCCTCGCCTGAAATGGTTCGCGCCATCGATGCAGCCGGCAAGGCGAAGAAGTCCGCTGAAGCCGTCGAAACCGTCACCGGCTGATCACGGCCCGACATGAACTTCGCGCCCGCTGCCTTCCTGTCTGACTTCGCCACCGCCATCACGGTCGGTGGTGTGTCGGGCAAAGGCATCTTCGACGAGGCCTACGCCGAAGCCTTCGGTGTGGCCAGCGTCGGGCCGCAGCTCACCGTTCGCGCCGCCGACTTCCCGGCCGCCGCTGCCGGGCAAGCCGTCACCGTGGGCGCCCGTACCTTCAAGATCGCCGCCCCGCCTGAGCCAGACGGCACGGGCATGGCTGTGATCAGGTTGCACAAGACATGACGCTCGCCGAACAGAAGCTGGCCATCGCCCAGGCTGTCGGTCTCACGACTGATCGCCTTTCAGGGTTTTCGATTGATGTGTCCGGCAACGGGTTTATCGAGATCAAGGCGACTTACGTACTCACCGACCATGTGCAGGTTCTCAAGCTTCAGCACGTGCTGCAGTCGATCGAGTTCAAGGCGAAAACCGCATGACGCACCCGCGCAAAGCCATCCGCGAAGCGGCCGCCGTGGTGCTCACCGGGCTGGCGCTCACCGGCTCGCGGGTCTTTCAGTCGCGCCAGCGTGCGCTCACCGACAGCGAGCTGCCTGCGCTGCGCCTGTCCACCGTCGATAGCCAGCTGGCTGACCTGTCGCTGTCGGGCAACGGTGCCTCGCAGTTCGACCTCACGATGAGCATCGAGATCGTGGCCAAGGTCGCTGACAACCTCGATGACCTGATCGACGACATCGCCGAACAAGTCGAAGCCGCGCTCAAGGCCGCGCCTGCCAGCACCTGGCTGGGCGGCTACGTCGGCGCGGTCTCGACCGATCCTGAGTTCGACGAAGAAACCAACTTGCCGACCGGCATCGCCCGGCTGGCCGTATCCATCACCACCTTCGTGTAAGGGGAAACACCATGTCTGTTCAAACCGGCGCCGGCTCACTTCTCTCGATCGCCTCTGCACTCGCGGCGGCGAAGACCATGTCGGCCATCAGCAACGCCGCCGAAGCGGTCGCCACGCTCGAAGCGTCACACGGCGTGGGGGTTGGCGAGTACATCATCGTCACCTCTGGCTGGGGCGAGCTCGACGGCCGCACCGTGCGCGTCAAGGCCGTCGCCACCAACGACGTCACCCTCGAAGGCATCGACACCAGCGACACCGGCCGCTACCCGCCCGGCAGCGGTGGCGGCAGTGTGCGTGAGGTTTCGACCTGGACCGAAATTTCGCAGATCAAGGCCGACAGTTTCAGCACCTCGGGCGGCGAGCAGCAATTCACT